GATTTTTCTCGTGACCCCTAAGGTCATGTCACTATGGCTCCCGACCGTCGCGTGTTCATCCGCGCGGTCGCTTCAGCATGAGTCCAATCCCTATTGCTCCCAGTCCTGGAGCTGGCCCCCCTTCTGCTAGGGGCGTCGTTCACTAGTAATGCCAACAGGCGTTTGATGTGCCGATCTTGAACTCACTGCCAGTGGAATGGACCCACTGCCTTGAGGTATACAGATGGCACACGCAGGTTGGTACTCATACTATGGAACGGTGCAAAATGCCAGTCCCTTCACTGATTTCATGTGGGACCCTCATGCTGTTGAGTGTTTATAGTACCGTTGTGGTTGAAACAATTGGCCCGCCGTCTTTGACATCTTTCCCAGGGCCACATCCACGACACGGTTATATAATTGCGAGTGACAGTGGGTTTGGGGTAAACTTTAGAAATGGCCCTGCGTGTACCCTCCGGAAAAGGATGCTGGCTCACTTTCTAACGTGGGCAGCCCTGCTTGGAGTTCCCTGTCGGGGATGAAACAAAAAGGTGCATTCCTGCCAAATCAACGGTTTACCCCTGGCCCCATCACCCGCGCTATGTTGTTTATGTTCTGTGCTTTTTCTGGATTGCTGAACTGTTTCTTTCGCTCTCCAGTTTTGGGGTTTCAGCCGCGGCTTGGTCACCCGAGCCGTGAAAACGAAACTGACGACGCCGGTCGCCCCCATTTTAAAACACTGCGCCGGTAGAAAAGGGTTACACTCAAAAGGTCTCTGACCAGCGCTTTTAAGTGCTATTTTTGATGGGCTTTTTAAAAGACAGTGCTTTCATAGTCTACGTGTTACACTGTCTGGCTCTTCTCACGTGTATGCCTGCTTTTGAACGCATTTCTTTACTACCACTACACCCCCTTCCTGAACGCGTACTAAAAGCTAGACCTCTGGGCCGACTCACCCGTTGCATCTACGCTTTATTTACTTGCTTTGCGTATTATTGCTCGACATTTCTCCTCGACTTTGTTGAATCCTTCCTTTCAATAGAGCAGGAACATGACGAATAAGAAGAATGGCAAGAAACAGCACCCGCCTAAGCCAAAGAAGCAGTTCACCAAACGGGTGGCAACTGTGGCTAAGGCAATGGGTAGGATAAATCTAGGCAAGCGAAAATCAGACACACATGCCTCCGCCCGTGAGTTGGCATATTTCCTGATGAACCCTTCTGGTTCGCCGGCTATCCGGCTCGCTTCTCCCTACGATGGATCCCCCAGTTCAGTGGTGACCCTGCACAACCAAATCAGCTTCACGTTGCCTACAATCGTCGGCTCTTATGATACCGCCGGTATACACACAACGACTGGACTTTTCCACTCGTTTTATTTTCGGGATCCCTTGCGCTCAATGGTTTGCTTCAACCCGAACCAAGCGGCATACAAATACATGGCCAGTTTCAGCGGTTCCGTCACTTCTCCAAATGGCTATGGATCGGCAACCATCCCACAAAAGGCAACTGATATTTTCAGGATCACCCCACTGTACTATTCGTGGGTATCTGGGGCCACGGTCCATGGCACTGTCCTATTCTGCGGGATGGATACAGAGTCAGGGATCGAGGGCTACGCATGGCTAGACTACGGTGCAACTCTCATAGCCTCCCAGAACACGGCCAATACTGGCGACTCGCTGAGCGTTTACTCTTACTATGGCGGCAGGGACGTACTGTTGATCACTACATCCTTTCTTGCCACGGGAAAAGTGTCGTTCACGCTTGACGTCACCGTCACGGCTTGTGACCCCACACATGGTGCGTACGTGCGAATTGAATACCTCACTGGAACCACCCCATCCGCGAGTCAGGCACTAGGTGTAACAATTGGCAACACTAGTGCCTCCGACGTGTTTAGCCACTACTCGATTCCGGGTGCTTCGACGCACCTGTCAGACTTTTCAATGGCAAGGGTAAACAGCGCCTCATTGCTATTGCAAAACTGCGCCGCTCCCATGTACCGCGAAGGTACTCTCCAGGCAGCCTCCTTTGATGAGGGCTCCTCCTGGAACGAGCTGGTTGGTTTACAGAATCTGGGTACACTGGCAAATTCCCGCAACGCTTATCGCGGGCAGCTGGCCAAAGGGTCTTATTCTTACCTACACATTTCGGAGCGTACCGATCTCGAGTACCGCTCCTATGTTAGGTACGATAGGCAGAGTGGTGCTATTCAAAACTGTTCTTTCCCACTGAACAAGTGCCGGTTTGTAGCGGTGACCGCTGTCACCTCGCTGGTCGGCCCTAGTTTCCCGGGTTATGACTTTTTCCTTCAGCACACTTCTTGCCTGGAGTTTCAAACCCAAGACCAATGGTATAATGCCCGTGTTTCCACCATGCCCAGCTCTGAAGTGTTTGTCGCCCTTGATCTCGTCAAGTTGGAGACTCAGTTCTTTTGCAACCCTAACCACTTGGCACAGATCGGCCAATTCATCAGTGGAGCTGGGCGCATGGTAAAGCGACACGCCGGTAAATTGGGTGGGGCGCTGTCTGTGCTATTCCCAGGGTATTCGGCTGTTTTCCGAACCCTGGCAAATGCTATCCAGTCTTGAGGAGGGGTTTGGGGTTGGGAGAGCCCCCTTCTTCACTATGCCGTCTTTTCTCCCCCCTGTTCAGTTGTGGGACTATAATCCCACACTCGTTCTCCCCGTGTCCGTGTCAAATTCTGTTCCAGTAACTGTCTCTTCTTTGCCAGCAGTTGCTGTTTCTTCTCTCCCTAGTGTCACTGTTGCCAGCGTTCCTCAAGTAGTTACCATCCCAAACTTATTAGTGGACACGGATGAAATATACCGTGCTTTCACTTATTCACTTGTCTCGGGAACCACTTTTATGTCTCTGGTGACAGCAGATACCCTGTGCACTGGCCTGCGTAAGTTTACTTTCCGCATAACCGGAACCTCCTATTCCGGCTCTTCGGTGTCGTACGCTTACATCCGGGTCATGGTCGCGGTTCACACTACGGGAACACCTTTTTCGTACCAAGCTTTAGTAGGTTCGGCTTCCGTTTCCGAAAGTCGTTCTTTTAGTAAACCTGGCGGTTGTGTTTTTATGTATTTCTTTGGTATGTCTCTTCCGACCGCTGCGCTTGCCACAAACTCGGTAACAAAGGAGGTGGTTCGGGTGCTAAACCTACCCTCGGTGGGGTACAGCATATCCTGCTCCGGGTGGTACACAAGCGGATCAGTGACTTCTTGGGTTCAGTTGGAAGTCACGTCCGAAAAGTTAACTTGAAACTTTGTGTTTTTGGGGAGTTCTTCTTTTAGGGTGGTTTTTAAGATCATAAAACGGCTTGTGTTGGTTTTGGTTGTGTTCATGACTGCGTGGTTGTGTTGTTGCTTTGCTCTTGAAGATGGTAATTGGGTGAAAACTTTTCACCCAGGCTAGTCCCAACATTACAACTTTCCCGTGTTTTGCTTTGTTTCTTTGTGTTCTTTGACCCGGCCTAAGGATATTGTGGCCTACAACCATTTCAGCAGTGGGGGTCTATATTATTTTACCAATCCCTCAATGTCAACTTGGGGGATGGGTTAGCATTGCAAACTTTGTCGTGGCTCTCCGTGCTTTTGTTGCTTACCCGCGGGTGGTGTCTTCCTCACCTGTGGCGTTCGTGTACGGGCTAAGCCTTCGAGGGGGGTCTCGCCCCTGGTCTCTGGTCGTGGGGGCACCATAACTTGGATTTTGACCTTTTTACCTCTCACAGTTCAATCTTCACAACTTCGTGGCTTGAATTCTTTCTAGACTTTCCATGGGCAAATATTGCACACAGTACCTCTTGTGTACTCGTGGCGTTACCATATAGGATGCAGCTTTGAGCTCTCCTAGGTATTCTTCTTGCATTTTGCATGAATATGACGCACTTTTGCATAGCCCCGATCCATGCGATCAATGGAACAGGATCTTTTTCCTGAAGGTGGTCCCTTTTCGATTGTAGTGTGTGCCTTTCAAGACCACACATGAATCGTCTTGGGTGTGAGGGATCTAACTACCACCAAGTCATGAAATTTTCAGGTTTCATTTTGTTTGTGCGGCCTACGACTGTTGACGTTTATTGGATGCCAAGAATTGTCCCGCAACTACGCGGTCGCATCCACCTCGGAACGAAAGCCTGGAAACAAGGTCACCCCAAACATGTTGGGGTCTACCTCCAGCTCAGTAGAACCGTTGTGGCGTAGCGGAGCGGAGCACCTAACCAGCGGTTTTGGGGCAGGTTCCTAGCTCGAGAATACTTCCTCTGGACGTGGTGGCTATGGGAAACCACCACTTTTCATTCTACACCCGAAGAGACGGGTAGGCGCCGGCCAGCCTCTGGGGAGACAAACCCCAGTACCAATCGAGCCCAACCCATTACCCCTTCCCATGACTAATAACGCCTACTTCAGCGTTCAGGGAGGGTCCACCAGTTCCCCCGCTACCACGGGGGGGCCGCATATGCTCACCAACAGGGACGGCCTGTTGACTGGGCAACGCCGTGGGCCTATGTGGAAGGGTGCACTACTACCGGGCGTTCCAGAGACGCCCGGTGTTCACCCGTGTAACACCCCCGTATGTCGAAACGGGGTGGGGTGGTTGCGTGACCTCACATCTGAGGGCATCCATCCCAATCCAGGACCTCTGCCGTACCACCCAGGTATGTGGTACGATGATTCCGATGACGATGACTATGACGGCGGGTATCACAACGATTACATAGCAATGAACGATGTGGATTATCTCCTTTTCCACGCGTACACAGGCTTGCCGCACACTGTGGGTCCATATCCCACGCTGCCAGTCATAGAAGCAGATGGTTGGTTTAATCCCAATGATGCGGGAGAGGACCCTTACGAAGAGCTGGGGGAGTTCCCCACGGTTGATGATCCACCACCTCTCGTGATGGATCTTCCCATGACGGGAGCGTATTTGCCCTACACAGGGTTACCTCTCCCGGACGACTTCATCTTCGTGCAGGGTGGCCCGCTTTTTCCACCCACGATGGCGGAAGACGGGGATGATCAGTTGAGCGAGTGTGAGTCCGAGGAGGCAGTGGAAACACCGCCTTCAAACCACACCGCTGCCTACTTCCCGCCAGCCATAGACTTTACGGAAATCGACTGGACACAGTATGACACCTACTACACGCCACCAGCTTCTGAGTCTGGTGAAGATCAGTCCAGCGATGGTTGGGAAACCAACCAAAGGACCACGCCGGCCGTCTGGAGGTTAGTCCTCCAAGATGATCTTGATGACCACATTGAATACGCGGGATTACTTCCCTTGCGTGACTTCATGGTCAGCGGCGGGGGCCACATCCCTGACCTCACCCAGGAGGGGATAGAGCCCAACCCAGGTCCTCCCAAGTCGGAAGCGAGCAGTTCCTCAAGTGAGGGCCTTACCTTTATCACCAATCCACCACATGGTGACAGGATTGTCCCTCCTCCTCCTCTCGGCTCTTCGCCTTTGTCGGCAAGAGCAGAAAAGTCCAAAGACCAGGTAAGGCGCAGACAGAAGCCTACCACCATGTCCAAAAAGGTTGGTTCAACTATCGCTCCCGCGTGTTGTGAACCAGCTAAGGTAGTTGAGCTTTCAGCCCCTGCTGAGCAGTTGGCTCCTACCCCAAAAGGACCAGACATAGTTGCCGCACATTCATTGCCGGCACCAGTTCTGTGTGGTGGAGTTCTAAACGCGCCAAGGGCGAAAATCCTCGCCCAGATCTACTTTCATAAGCGTAGAGGCATGGAGTGCGTTCGCTTGCCCCAGATGGGCAGAGTAGAACTTGGCCACATACTCAATGACGCCGCTTGCGTCAAGCTTGGCAACAAGCGAACAAATGAGTGTGTGAGGTTGATAGACGGCACGGTGGCGCGGGAGGGGGTGGCTTTCGTGGTGGACACTGACGGAAGTGTTTTTCACGTCTCAAACCCCTCTCACTCCACTTATGTCGACTATTCAGACTCGGCTGAAGGTGAGTCACACCACGTGTCCACCAGCGAGTCAGAAGGGACCATGCCTAGTGAAAGGGCTAGGAAGTTTGAGCACAAGCGGAAGCAAAAGGACAAGGTCCTAGGAAAGATTGTTGAGGCAACCATGGCCTCTAACCGCTTTGAAGCTCTTGAAGACGATGCCCCAGTAACAGACATCGACTTTGGGATTGAGCTGCCCTGCAAGGCACTCCGCGACACCAGCGTTTACAAAAAGTACTCTGTCGAGTACATGACCAAGAAGGTGTACGCGCTGCCAGAAGAGCAGCTTAATTCAAGGAGTCGGCTGGTCGCGGAACAGTCCCTGGAGATTGGCAAGCTCGTTGCCACCCACCAACTGGGACTCCGCACCATTGCAAGTCGAGCAGAAGTGCGGGATAAGGCCATACTCAACGCCGAGGCTGATGAGGAAATCGAGCGTGCGACTCTCGTCGCCGCTGCGGAGATCCCTGGCTTCGACGATTTTGTCGCCCACCTGCCACTGTTTAACGAACAGGCTACACAAGAGGCCCACATTTGGGGCGAGGAGGAATACTCCCTGCGCCCTATTCTCCGCATGCATGAGGCCCTTGGACAACTAGCCCTAGTACTCAACGCCACCCTCCTTCCAGCAGATCAGCCTCGTGCTGCTTTCGGAGTGAGGAACATGTTGCCTGAAAGTGATGACAATCTCGTCATCACCCCACAAATGACTTTCATTCAGGCTATGGCGTTGGCCAATGCTCCGCCACCACAGGGTCTTTCAGCCACCAGGCTGAGGTATGACCTTGAAGGTTGGATGGCCACGGCTACAGTTGACGACGACTTAGCAGTGTGTAGTGATCCCACTGACCACGTTGTCCCACCGCAAGTACCGGATGCGCCCCTTTCGCGCACCACCTGGGTTGATGACATGACTTGTGATTTTCTCCATGCCAAGTTCATGTCACTGTCCGTTAGCGGGGAGTGCGCTGACCCTAACTGCAAGTTCTGCATCTTGCGGTCATGGAATGCACCAGATCTCCCCGACTGGCGGGCACCAAGCAATCCAGTACCGCTCGACCCAGAGTATCTCCTGGTTGATGTTAGAGCAGATTGTGTGTTTGAGCAGGAGTACGGAATTCTTGCTGACCTCAACCTCGACCATCGGAATGCTCAGGTCACAAACAGCAGGTCTAAGCTCGCCGAATACATAGCGAGGTGTGTTGTTGTATCCCGCCGTTGGATCCACCACCTCACGGGAGTCACGATGGCTGAGCTTAGCCGCAAACGAGTTGTTTTCCGTCTCTTAGGACCCAGGGTTGACCTCTTTGTGCAGCAGCGCCTCACCGCTGCATGGGTTGAAGCACTTACCATAGCCAAACAGGGCCGTGGTAGTTTTCAAGGTCGCCCTATAGTCACGATACACGTGCCCGCCGTCGTGCAGATGGCCGACGATCACACCATTGTGAAAACACCAACGCTCGTCCTCAAAGACGGGTTGATGCGGGTGAAGTACACTGAAGATATTGACCATAGATTGAGGCCCAATGGCACGGTCATATCCAGTGGTGGCTTGTTCTTCGAGGCAATGCCGGATGGGACCTCCAGGCTGCTGTTTGCCAAGCAGTCGTTAAGGGTTGGTCGCCACCACATGTGCATCCATGGCTTCAACGTGCCGTGTTTTGATGCTGGAAGTTGGTCGCCAGTTTCTGCCCCGTCAGCTGACTTTCTCGTTGACGTGAGGCGGCATATGGGTGAATACGTGGTTGAAATCGCCCCCAGCGATTCAAAGTTTATGAAAGCGTGCTCCCTAATTTCTATGGGTGGTCGACACCCTCTGCATTTTGACACGCTTTATGCTTTTGCGGCCACGGTTTCAAAGTTAGCTGGCAGTAGTGCGCAGTATTTTGGCGTCGATTGGACTACCCTCGAGCGCCACCCAGACTTCGTGTCGCCTACTGGTGAACTTGTGGACTTCACAGATGCAACAAAGGGCACTGACATTCTCATATCCGTGCCAGTCAATTCGAAGGTCCTCAAGAAGGTCATACCGTCCATGCTTTCCACAAAGTATGAGCCTGACCTAGCTGACTCTACCCAGTTCCACACGATTGCAGCCCGGTTGGCCGATGAGTTCACCAAGGATGACTCGTTCCCAGCCTCACAAGTGATACCTGTTTCACTGGCACTTTATGCCACGGCTGCAATTCAGTGTGAGAGGGGGCGTGCGTCGGTCCAGCGGAGGATCGGCAACGTGCTCCTCACGCCTCAGGAAGACTGACGCGGCGTACTCTTTTCACCAACCTTGCCAACTTGGGAAGGATTGTCCACGGTTAGCCCCTGTGCGTACAATGCCATTCGCTTCCTCCAGATGGGCGGTTCATGCTATCTCCGCCCAGGATTGCACTATGTTCCTATTTTTAAGTGCGCTGGAGTTGTCACAAAGCCACTCAGTTTGGCTGACATTGAGGTTTCCCAGGAAGATGAGGTTGATTGGATTGAGTGCTCCGGTTGTAACAACGTGCTCCAAGGTTTCACACACCAGTGCATGTGTTTTGGTTGCGCAAAGAAAAACAGGCTCCCACAGAAGCTCAAGTGTGGGTCCTCTATTATCGACTGCGCTAGAACACGTGCAAAGCGAGAGAACTTCGACGGCTTGCAAATTTATGGCTTAGTCTTCCCTGGCTTTGCCTACAACAAAACTGCAAGCACGCAGTCAAACGAGCTGCGGTCACTGCTGTACCGACAATGTGCCACTACACCAAAAGTCCTGTCTAAGGTCTATGCTGCTTTCCGAAAGTGGGTAGACTCAGGCATTGACGATATTTTTCCTGGCATCAAAACTCGCTACAGACATTACCGCGGCCACGCTGCGGAAGAGCCGATATTCAGGGCTTGGAATTCTCACTTTCCTACAGCCGTTCAAAAAGCAAACACGAGGTTTTGGATCCTTCTATCCCACATGAAGTTGAGCCAGAATGAACTTCGGCGCATGCTTAAAATTCGGATGTTCTTGAAAGATGAGAAGTATGACAAGACAGTCATGGCCGGTCCTGATGAAAGTCTCGTGGCCAGGTGCATCAGCGCCTGGTCTGTTTCTGTCAATGTGGTTACTGGCGTTCCATTATCGGTGGCCCACCACTACTTCGCTGAAGTTTGGGGGGACCATACCATGGCGCGCCCTGACAGCAGCAAAAACGTGTTGTTCCCGATCGGCTGCAATGCCGGTCAGCTGGCTAGCTGGTTTTCAAAGGCCATGCCCCGTGCTAGGTCAATGAGAGCCTTCGAAGACGATTTTACTCTCTTCGACAGCACCCAAAGTCCCTTCACTCATGAGTTTCTCGGACATATCTATGACCTGTTGGGTGTACCAACTTGGCCATTATTCGGGGAAGTGAGAAAGGCCCAGGGTAGCGCTTGCCGTGGTACGACGCGTCACGGTCTCAAGTTCGAGGAAATGGGTACGATGAAGTCAGGTTCAGCGGACACGTGTCTTGGCAATACAATTGTCAACTACGCCACACACCTGTTCGCAACTGCGGTTTCGTCAGTCCTAACTGGAGACGTGTCAAAACGAGGCATTATTGGCGAGTTGGATGATCTCTGTACGAGGTTTATGGATGATGCATCACTTCTGCTAACACCGAAAGACATCATGAACAGAACCATGTTCATGATCTTGGGTGACGACAACGTCACCTGGGCAGACTCTGATGTTAACATGGCTGCAGTACCCATTGTTTTGAACGCACTTGGTTTGGTCTCAAAGCTCAAGGCCGTACCACGTCCCGAGGACGTAGTGTTTCTCAACAATTGGTTTTTGGAGAGGGAACCCGGAGAGTTCATGGCCATACCAAATTTTTACAGACTCCTAGGAAAAATTGGCTATGCAGTAAAAGAGCAACCTGATCCGATGTCATACATCCATCAGGTTTTTCAGGCTTTTCAGAAGTCACTCTCAGGTTGTACCACCCCGGCCACAATCATCAATCACCTTGTGCAACTCGCAGGGAACAGGCGAACACCAGTGAACAAGGGCAAGTGCAAAGTGCGAACCATCACAACGAGTCGCAATGTGCTCAAAGCTCTTGAACATCAGTATCGCATATGGGGAGTCACTGAACTCAAACCAACCCCCATGTCCGATGCAAACTTTAACAGGAGGTGCCGCAGTTCCAGGGACGAACAGAAAGCTGTGTGTGACGAGATGTTGAGCATTCGAGACCTGCCAGTCTTAGTCGGAGCTGGCAGAGTCACTGAGCTAATCCGGACTTGTACGTGATCCCGGATCACATGGGGGTGGCACTTTCACACAGTGCTAGGCGTTAAACTCCCCTTCCGAAAAATACAAGCCCTGGTCCACGATCCGATCAGGGGCTACGCCTCGGAGCTGGC